TTCGTCATTACTAGGAGGTCTTGGTATAACTGTAGTTTCTCCTGAAATATATTGTTTTACTTGTGTATCGTATGTCTTAGACAAAATATATGTATCTATAATATTACTAGCACTTGGATCAATTCTATATCCACTATCTGCTACATGAATATAATGAAATTTTAAATCTGCTCTTCCTATATAAGATTTATAATCTGTATTCAAACTTGTATTGTTAAGAGATTTGTTTAATTTTCTAAATACTTTTTCATCAAGTAAATAGAAGACTTGTCCTTCTTCACGAGAACTGTAAGGAGCAATTGCTGCTTCGTTTTGCACTACAATTATTTCATTGTTTGTGTTTGCAAAATATTTAAAATCTTCTACACCGTCAGTAGTTGTATATTTCTTTTGAAATACCAGTTTACTTGCTGTATCAATTGATGTATTTTCTTCGCCAACAATCTGTTCAAAAATATCAGGATCATCAACTACTCCGTCGTCATCTAAATCAATAAATTGAACTTGTATTTTACGACTATCAAGATACCCTTCTGCATCCCTATATGCATCTGTTATTGTCCAACTAAAGTCTCTTGTAAATGGAATTAATTCGCCTGGTTTTCTATTAATATTTAGAATATCAATTTTGTCTCTTATCATTTGTCCTGTTGCTGGATCATAAATTTTATCAGCAGCATCAAAGAAAAATCTAATTTCTTCTGCGCTTTCCATTACATATCTTAATTGACGATATGTTATTGTATATTTTTCTCCGTCAGTTTTAAAGTATAACATCCAGCTAGAGTCTAGATTTTCACCTGTTGTATCACCTGCTTTACCTATAGAAAAGTTGTTTAGTGTATTAATATTTTCTGCAAGGATCAGCTTCCATTGTCTATCATATTGATCGTATCTTAGTGCAAAATCTTTGTACTCAAAAGTTTGATCTATGAATTCTACCTTTACATCATTTATCAAAGTCTTTGCAAAATTAGGAATAATTTGTTCTAATAAAGCACCCGAAGCTATAGTATCATTTAATCTAATAGGAGGAATTCCATCTTCGTCTATAGTTGTGCCGTCGCCTGCTACAGAAATTACTTTACACCATTTATAAGTTGATTTTCCTAAATGATCACCATTATCGTCCATTAAAGACCCGTCTGGCATAAAGTGCTTACCTTCAGGAGCAACAAACTTTAACATTGTGCCCGCTTCAACTAAACGTAAACTGTTAGCAGTAAAAGATCCAACAGTATAAGCATTGTTATCAATGTCTCTAAATAATCCAATTGCTTGATTTGTACTTGAATTTACAGTTTCGTCAGGTTGATACCAAGATGCATTAAGATCACTTACAATAATTTTTGGATATTTTGAAAGATAAAAGTTTTGTGTGTTAATATTTCCTAAAATACCTTCAATTGTATTATAAATTACACCTTCTATATCAGTTTGTGTTGCAAATGTAAATGTTTGACGTTCTATAAATTCTTCTTTATAAATTACGCCGTCATCTGCAAATAGACTAGTATTTGAATACTTTCCACTAGCATCTTTTAAATCAAAAAATCTACTTATTCCACTTGAAATTCTATTTGAACTTTTTGTTTTGATAATGTCTTGACTAATTGCTAAAGGACCAATATTATAATCTTCACCTGTTATTAATCTATTTTGTGTATAATATGTTGCAGGAGCGTTTTGCTTTATCTCGTTGTCTGATTCAGTAGCAGTAGCATTATTGACTGTATAATTTAATTTTAACCCTACAGTCAATGTGTGCTGTTGCCCGGTTCTTGATTGATACGGTATATCAATACTTACTAAACCAACAGCACTAGGAGTTATAACACTACGTCTATTATTACTAATTCTATAAAATGTTCTAAAATTGCCCGATGGTAGATTGCCAAATGCACCATCGCTAAATATCAAGCTAATTCTATCGCCAACTCTTGTTGTTACAGCAAAAACATCTCTTGTTTGATTAAACAAACTATTGTATATTACATTATTGCCTTCGACTGCATCAATTTTTGTCCACTCGTTGTTTTCAAAACCGGCACTGTTTACAGAAAATAACCATACATCACTGTCATTAATGTTTTCAGCATCAATTTGTACTGCTTGATTTGGTGTAGGATTTGTAACATTAAAGTTACCTGTTTCTAATTTACCTTGACGGAAATGCATAAAGAAGCCTGTGTTAGAACTTCCTGCGCCTTGGCCATCGTCACGGAATAAAAATGCAGGACTGTTTCCCGGTAGCGGTGCTTCTTCTAGAATGTCTTCACCGTTTATATCAGTGCTTACAATTTCAAATCTAGTGCTCACGCCTTCAATTCTTTTTGTAAATGGATATATAGCTTGACCAGTATTTGTAGCATTTAAACGATATTTCTGTGTTTGAACATCTGCAATCAGTGCAGATTTTAATGGATTACCTATTGAATTTGACAAAGGCAATGCTGAATTTAATATTTTAGTAAACTGTTCAAAATAATTTGTATTAGTTTGATCATTCCATTTTATAGTAATGCCTGCCAAATTAAGACCATTCGAGTCTAGTATATTTTCAGTTGTTTTAATTGTATCAAATTTTAGTAAACCGTTTGCTGCTTGATTTCTGCGTGGGTTATATGACAGCATGCGAGCAAGACGTAGGATTGATTCTCTACGCTCTGCTGTCTCAAGGAAGTTTTCACGTGCGTTTAGATCAATACGGAATGACAAGTTTTGCCCAAGGAAAGCAATCATGTCAATTAGTGCAAGATATTCACTTGACTCAATATAATCGTTAAAATCTTCTGGATAATTTTGACGCAGATAATTAATCATTGTACGGCGTAAATTATCAAAGTCATAGCTTTGAAAATCAGCGTTACGGAATGATTGGTAAATTCTTTTCCAGTCTTCAGCTACTAGTAACCTTGACTGTCTATCGTTTGCAGACATGTACGTGTTCCTTGTTTATGATAATATTTATCTTAGAACAAAAAGTGCGTATATAATTTTATAACTGAAGTAAGCCGTTTTCTTTGTCAAATCTAAAACGAAGTTGATCTGTTATATTAAAAGGTAAAACTGTGATACTACACTCAATTTGTATGCCTTGTTCGTAGGTATCTATTTCAATATTTTCTGCTTTTATTCTAGGATCGTAATTGATAATTTTAGTAACATCTTCAATTATTGCTTCTTGCACTTCAATTGTAAAAGGTTCATATAAAATATCCCATATAATAGTTCCAAAAGTCGGATCACTTAGTTTTTCAGTTTGTCGTATGTGAAAATGATTGATTAGATCTTGTTTTATAAGTTCATAGTCATAGACACTGAAGCTATTTGTATCTGCAACCGTAGAAAACCCACGATATTGCCTACCAATTTTAGGAGTATCGTTTGATCTATTTACAGAAACTCGTTTATATAAATTTTTTTCTAATTGGCTCATAACGTATTTACCCTTACTGCGGCCCTGATGTAGGTGTTACAATTGGCACAGCAGCAGCGTCATCTGTTGGTTCAATTGTTGGAGGATTTTGTTGCGCTGCTTCAACTTCTTGCTGTAAACTTCTAAGAGCATCTGCTTCTTCATTATGAAATCTATTAACAACACTTGATCTAACTGCTGCTGTGCTACTACCAAAATATTTTGACCCATTATTTGCTCTACGTTCTGCATAAACTGCTCTTACTAAAGCACCATCTGTAGGTTGTGTAGGTGTTATTTCTGTAGGTGGATAATTTAATGTAGAAAGTGCTCTTTTGAAAATATTTTTTGCTCCAGTTGCGCCATGTTGTATTGCTGTAGACCATACAACATCTTGGACAGTTTTTGATCTTAATGTAACATCTAATCCTGTTTCTCTCTTTATAGCGTTACTTCCAGGTGTAAAGTATTTTAATACTGCATAATCATGTTGTGCTTCTGCACCTTGTGCAGTACCCATAACTTGTGCCCATGCTGCTTTGTAGGCATCTGTACCTGCTCTTGCTGCACTTGCTCCTCCTGCTTCTCGTAATTGAGATTCCAAGTCACGATAGCTTACTCTCAACCATTGATGGAATTCGTCCATAACTCCTCTGTTAGCAGCAAGTTGATACGTTCCGTAGCTCCAGCCGCCTGTGCTGTCCCAGCCAATAGTTGCAGGGTTACCTCTTGATTCATATCTAGCACTTAGAGATCCTAGTTCTGGACTAAAGTCAAAATCACTAGAATACTCAGCTGGAGGCACAGGTGTTTGTCCATTTCCTGCTCCTCTTGATATATTTCCAGTGCTAACATTTCCGCCGCTACCTGCTTCGTATGCACTAGATGTTCTATAACCTGGTGCGTTTTTAAAGAATGTATCAGGTGTTAAAACTCTGTCAGAGGTTTGTAATGATCCTGGTGCATCTCTATCCGTTTCACCTTTTTTGAATATTATAGGATCTAAGTTTTCATGATGTGGCCAAGGTTCGTGCTGAGGCGATCTTGTAAGTATTGTTTCATATCCTGATATTAATCCTCCAGGTTTAACTCGAGGTAGTGTGTGAACACTCAAAGGATCGACTGTTTTTGCTGGATTTGCAACAGGTGCATTTGGACCATTCATGTGAATATATGTTGCTGTTTCTCTATGTTCTTTGCTGCTGTTAATAAATGTATTACCTGTAGCTGTTAATCTATTATCTTGACCTGTTTTAATGTGTAAAGATTTTGTTGTATCAATATATTGTGTTTCTTTAACCGCAATGTGTTGATTTTTCATTACTGTAATTTTACTATTTCTGCCGACGTGCAAATTATAATCATTTTTTGCTTCGATTTGCACTCTGCCTGTTTCACCTTTGGTGCTTCTTCCGGCTGCTTTTAGATTGATGTTTCTTCCAGCTTCCATGTTAATATCACGTTCAGCAGTAATATTCAAATCATTTTCTGTCATAATACTAACACTATCTTGTGCATGAATGTCAATTTTGCCATCACTGGTCATTTCTATCCAAGTTGTGCCTCTAGAATTACCAATATAAATTAAATCTTCTGAGTTATGCATTAGTATTTGATGACCTGTGCGTGTTCTCAAACGTATCAATTCATTTTGTGGAATAGTTCGGTCACCACCTTCTTCATTTGCGCCTTTGTTTTTATAAATTGGTGGACCGTCTTCAGCATGTGTTGCACGAACAAAATTTTCGTCGCCGTCGTCCATTACAAAACTACTACCACCTAGTCTGTTTGACGGTATAGTAATTTTTCCATCTCGGGCTCCTACTTCTACTGTAGGTGATCCGTCTCGTCTATCTTTAG